ATCTTCTATAGCAGATTGAATATCTTGGTGTTCTTGTATTCCAGATGGGGCTGATAACAAAACTTCTACATTTGTTATGTGTTTGTTAATTAAACCCACATAATAGGTTCTTCCTGCTCCAATTAGCATTTCTCGCATAATTGCTCCTTTTCGACTTTATTGTTAAAAAAACGTCTCGTTTTAAAGCCCGTCAGAGGGGTGAAACAACATGCCCGTGTGTCTTTGTACCCGGTAAATTATAGCGTTTTTTCAAATTTTTGCCATAAGTGTTGTTAAAGCCTCTTTGCCATTCTTTGCCACGAAACGAACTACTTGTGTACGGATTACAAGCATGATGTATAAACCTTCCGTACTTTTTAGGTCTATAAAAAGCAGATTGACCTTCTTTAAAAAATCTATCTACAGTTGCCATTAGGTAATATCCACAACTTCACAGATATCTCCAGAGCAAGCTAGTGTTTGTGCTCCAACTGTGTTATCGTCGTTTTCATATTTTGTTAATTCTGTCCATTCTATTTTAGTAGGCATGGTTTTTACTAACTCCTCATATTGTTCTTTTGAACATTCTTGATATGGTGCTTGTTGATATACATGTTCATTTCTTGGTAAGAAAGATAGCCCTGATGATATATTAAAATTCTTATATATCCAGTCACCAACTTCTAACCACTCTTCTGAACCAACAGAAACAGTAATAGATGGTTTGTGCTCACACCAATTATCTGCGTATACTTTCCAAAACTCTAGTTGTTCAAGAGCTGTCATATCATCTCTAGTAATACAACCATCAGGAGACTTAATAGCAAAACTAAATACAGCATTGTTATTATTCCATAAGTCAGTTTCCCAAGGAATAGATTTCTCCATCATAAATTGTGTAATAGGGTCTTTCTTGTCGCCTCTTACAGTTCTTACATAATATTGGCTGTGCCTTGCGTGAATACCTGATGCGGCATCTGTGAGTTGTGAAACTGTACCACTAGGCTTTACACAAGTAATTGCAGCAGATTGTGGAATGTCTAGAGCTTCTGCAAATGCTTTGTTTATATCTACTGCTACTTTTTTAAGTTCTTTTAACACTTCGCTAAGATTACCTATATCTTTACCATTCATAATGCTGTTATCCATTATACCAGTTAATGATACACCAAGCAATCTTTCTTCTTCCGTATTTCTTTGCCATACTTTTCTTAGGTATGGAAAGTTTGTGAGTGTGGATTGGAATGTACCAAGTATGGTAGCTAGTTTAACCTTATGAGCAATATCGTCAACAGTATCGTCGCCACGAACAATAACTTCTGATAGGTTACAGAATTGGTAAGGACGCAATATTATTTCTGAGCATGGATTAGTTCCAAAATCCCAGTTGCTATCTCTTCTGCCATTTTCTTCTGCTTTGTTCTTTGCCGCTCCTCTGTAGAACATACCCCGTTCACCAGTTCCAGACTCAATCAATGATAACCACTCACGAAGAAATGTCTTCATATCAGGTTTTTCTGTATAAGCTACAGAATTATTAGACATTTGTCTTTGTGGTTGTGTTGTGTAAAACTCACCAGTTTTTGCATGTCGCATTCTGTCATCAGACAAGTTAGACAAACTAATCATAGCAGACCTTCTTACACCACCGGATACTACAACTTCGCCAACTTTACACATTATATCGTGACATTCTAAACTGGACAACTTTCTGCCACTTGCATTTTTAAATGTTAACACAATAAAATTAAACAAGCTTTCTAAAGGTGCAGGACCTGAGGCACGACCACCAAATGTTTTAAGTATAGCACCTGCAGGTCTAACTCTACTTAAATCCCAGTTTGGTATTTCGCCAGACCATAATAAAGCTAATAACTTACGTAATGCTTTTGCCCAGCCTTCTTTACTGTCGCTCACTATAATAGTTTCTTCTGCTCTAAATAGTTGCTCAGGAACTTCAGGTAATTTATTAACGTAGTTTCTTTCAACAGAAAAACCAACACCAGTACCGCACATTAAAATATACATAGCTTCATCAAATGACTTAGGGTCATCTACTGGCAAATATGAACAGTTATATCCTGCAGTATTGTCTCTTTCTAATGCTTGTCCTGCTGTCATTACGCAACGCATAGATGGCATTATATCTTGATTTAATATAGCTGTGTACAAAGAGTCGTATATATCTGAAGGAATGTCGTAGTTGTGCTTAACAGAAAGGTGATTACGCATAAACTCCATGTACCTGCTAATAGTTTCATCCCATTCTTCTCTTCTGTTTTCATCACCAATCCATCTAGCATATCTAGACTTGTGAATAAATTGTTGATAATAGGTTGGAAGTGTTGTTATATTCATTTAATTACCTTTACTGTTATATCTTTTGTTTCTACGCCTGATATTTCATGCAATAAGTCTTCTAACATATCCTCTAAAATATACGGCATTTCTTCTTTATCAAGCACAAATTCGGCTGTTTCTACGTTTGCTATTATTTTAATAACAACTTTGTTAATCTGGTTTTCCATTTTTAGTTACTTCAATTAATCGCTTGAGATACCATTCGGCTTTCTGCAAGTCTTCTACAGGACTACCTTTGTACCTGTATCTCCACAAGTATTTTAATATAATACCCTGCAAATAAAATTCATATCCATCACCAGTAGCTTCTCTAATGGCATCTATGCATTCTAATTTTTCAGATGTTGTGTAGTGTGAAGGACTATTAACAGCGTCAGTTTTACCGTTGCTGAATAAATGTAATTGGTTTTCCATAATTTTTCTCTATTAATGTACTGTGATTAATTCTTCGGACTCTTCAAAACTTTGTCTACCATACTCAAGTACAGAAGCCAAGTCTGTAGTTACATGATAAGCCATTCCTCTTGTAAGTAAAGCATAAAAAGCTATATCAGATAGACTTACTTGTTTTTTATCCATGTTGTGATATATTTGAACTATAAATCCGCCTGCTTTATCTCCGTTGTGACGTATAACGATAGCAGAATCGCCAGACTTTAGTTTTAAATCTTCTTCTTCTTCCATAATGTCATCTCCATAAAATACTCTGCATCAATAATAGCTAAAGGTTTTTGTCTGTTCATCTTAATGATAACCAAAGGCTCGCCACCACTTGTGTGGTCTATAGCTTGGTCATAGTAATTATATATTGTTTTTGTTCTTTCTGTATTCTTACATTCAACGTCATACGGAAATAACTTTTGTGCAAGAGTAGATAACTGTACATCAACACCATTTACTCCCATAGGAGTTGACTTTACGTCTAATGGAGTAAGAGTAGGAAACATAGATAATATTTTTTCAACAACCCAAGTTTGAAGCTTTCTGCCTTTTGCCTTTGCTGAGCGAACAGACATTGGTTTCTTTTTAGGAGAATAGCTTAAATTCTTCTTTCTTTGAATATTTACAAATTTTTGTACTCTTGTCACACTACTTCCTCTTCAAGCCATTTTGGGTCTATTTTTGTATACCATACCCATTTTGGATTTTTGCCTTTGCTTGACAGTTGTTTTTTAAATTGAATATCTTTCCAACAATCGTGTTTATAAGGACAGTAGCTACACTCAATACCTAATGTGCGATTACCAGTCGGTTTTTTGTAATACACTTCCTCTACGTCTGTAAAACATCTTTTAAAAGGTGCTTTTTCAAGTAGAGCTACATTAGTTTTATATATTTTATTATATGTTTCTTTCTTTTCAGCATCACTGTGGTTAGCTTCAGTAAATGCTATTTCACCAGTGGTTTTATTTACAGCAATCCAACCTTTAAATGGTTTGTTTGCCGCCATGCCATATCCATGACCTTGTGCAACATAACCAAAAGAGTCTGATGCTTTTATTTTATCGTACCCATTATCTGCATTAAATTTAGTTGTGAATGCAAAAGGGGATACAGTTTTTATATCATATATTCCGTCGTCAAGTTCAATGTCATATTCGCCTTCAATTTTATTATCTCCCATTCCAAGAGATACTTTTTTATGATGACTTTTAACTTCTATATTTGCACCTTTTAATAAAGTTATAACAAGGGATTCAAGTAAATCACCAATCATCATACGTACAATAAAATCATGTGAAGGTTTTTCGGGTTCAGCACCTTTTGCCTGCATCTGTAGCTGACACAAAGGTTTACCCACGTTACTCATGCGTAACCTAAAGTCTTCTTTCCTTCTTGTAAAATGTTTTTCTAAACCTTTTCTAGCTAAGGTTGCAAACTCATCTAATAAATGGGAAGGCATTTCTGCCCTCCCATCCATAACTTTAACCAAGTAGGAGATAAGCGAAGCTTCTTTTACGTTCATGCTCCAAATTCAGGTATATCGTCATTTAACGCATCATCTACATCAATGATTTCACCTTGTCCTTTAGGGGTAGAACTGACTTTCTTCATTAATGCATTGTCATACGCTTTCATAACACCTTTATTTGCGTCATCAACATACTCACAAAATGATTTCAATAATTCATTATCATCTGCTTCAAAGGCAAGTGGTCCATCACTTACGTTGAAATTGCTGACATAATAAATCACACCACCATTTTTCTTCTTTTCAAGCCCACTCTTTAATTTATAAAAGATAAAAGGCTTTTTCTGAGCAGAAAGTGATTCCATAGCATCATTTACAGTCATGAAATTACTTCCTCTAGCTCGCCATAGACAAGGAATGTTAGAAGCTTCAACCTTCTTCCCATCTACATCAACGGCATTTAAAAGAGTTACTCTCCCGAATAACATTCTAAAACACCGAATACTTTTTTGTTTAAGTGCCTGCTCCGCATTGAGACCTTCTCTTTGTGAATAGGGCACAGAACCACAACGCATAGTTCCTAACATATCGGGAACTTCTGTTTGTGGATACAGATTTTTTGCAAGAATAGACTTGTTAGCCATTTCTTCAGCTTCTTCATCCCAATGTGTATATTGGTATCGCTGTAGAAATATCTGAAATTCTATTTCTTTTGAAAACACAGCACCATGTTCTGCTGTTGCTATAGTCCAATAGCCAACTGGTAGTTGTCTGTCTTGGTCATCTTCTACGTTATAATTAATTCGTAGAAAAGCCAAGTCGCTTCCAGCAGGAGCTTTCTTTACGTCGTCCTGCCCAATTACTGCGGCTATTTGTTCAAAACTGATATCTGTGCTTATTGTCGGTAATGTTTGTGTTGTCATATATTGACTCCTTCTTTTGTAGAACACACTTTGTACTATATATTGACACCTATGTCAAGCTATAATTCTTCATATTTAACCAATTATTTCCAATTTCTAAATCCACTTCAAGTGGAATAGTCCATTTTACATTATACAACTCCTCAAATTTATTTGAAACTTTTGTCATAGCATCATACATCATGTGAGCAACGTGTTGCTCTTCACCGGGATACACGTCAACAACTACTGAGTCGTGGACCGTATTAATGATAAGAGATTTGCTCTTGCTATCTTTAAATCTACTATGTAAATCAACCAACGCAAGCGGAACAACGCAACCCCCTGCAACTCCTTGAACTGGGTAGTTCTTAATAGACGGAGCATTAGTTGCTGAGCCGTTAGACATACGTTTAGTATCAGGAAAAGCAAATTGTTGACCAGTATATAGACGTACAATACCATGTGAAATAGCCTCAGTTTGTAAATCTTGATGCCAAGCTCCAAGCTTAGGATACTTATCCACAAAAGCCTTGTAATATGCCATCTCACGTGGTGTGCCCGAAAACCCTCCGTAGAGGGGCTTAAAAGTATGTGCTTTTGCTGAAGTACGTTCTTCCTTTGTAACGTCGTCTTCAGCCTTGTCAAATATAATTGACGCTGTGTATTTGTGAACATCTTGCCCTTCCAAAATATCGTCACGCATTTTATCATCACCACATAACTGAGCAGCTACTCTAAATTCTAGCTGACTATAATCAGCCTGCAGTATCTTACCATCTTCAAATCTAGACACAACCACAGCACGAACTGGAAAAGTTGTGCCTCTAGGTTGGTTTTGAAAGTTAGGGTCTGATGAAGATAAACGTGTGGTACGTGTAATACATTGATTGAACTTAGGATGTAGCAAAAAATTACTGCGAGTATTTCTTTCTATACCACCTACAAAACTAGATAGGTAAACATCAACAGCATTTAATCTAACAGCAGATGTCAAAAATTTGACAGCGTTGTGATTACCATTGTGTTTAGCAGTTTGCAATAACCTAACCAATGTCTTCTTATCTGTAGCAAAACCATTCGCAGACACATCTAGAATATCTCTAGGATTCATGTGAAGTCCTGCTATTTTGTGAAGTGGGATAAGTGTATATCCTCGCCCACTACAAGTCTTACATTTAG